GTTGCTATTTTAATATAATTGTTTTTGCTTATTATAAATTAGGAGGAAAATTACAATGTCCAATGAATGGAGTTTTGTTTCAGAGGACAAGTGATTATTAAGGAGCGATATGTAATGGTTAAACTAGTATTAGTTGTAATCATTTTGTATTTAGCTTACTTAATGTAGTTTAATACTATATATCACTTTTCCTCTGAAATATAAATAAGCAAAAAAGTCAAGGTTGCACCCTTGACTTTTTCATTTGTTTTGAGTTATATATCACTTTCCTCGTTAATAATATATCATAAATAGATATTTAATGTATATAATTTTTTAATAAAAACTTAATTTTATGGTAAGTGTAGCCAAGCGGTAATACGGTAGATTGTGGCTCTATTATCGAGGGTTCGACTCCCTCTTCTTACCTCAATTAATTTGTAGGAAAATTATGACAAAAGACGATTACTCATTTATTGTATTTAAACTTTGATAATAACGCATATCAAATGCTTATTATATAGTCCAAACAAGACATTAAACTGTACATGGAGGGTGATTATGGCTAAACCTAGAAAAGGTCGTCAAACACCCACTAAATCCGTTGTTTTACCTTACGAAAAATCAAAAGGTGCTCAAGCTGTTAAGATATACAACTCAACAGGTAGAAAAGCTCAAACATGGCAAAAAACATTATTAAGAGATATTCTTAGCATCAATAAAGAAGGATTATGGGTACATACTAAATTTGGATATTCTGTACCACGTAGAAATGGAAAAAATGAAATTGTTGCTATGAGAGAATTGTATGGATTAGTAAATGGTGAACACATACTTCACACTGCTCATAGGACAACTACATCACATGCTGCATGGGAAAGACTTTGTAATCTTTTGGATAAAGCAAAGATTCCGTATAAATCTATTAGGGCATCTGGTAGAGAGTGTGTGTACATGATTGACAATGATGGAAGAGTAGATTTTAGAACTAGATCATCAAAAGGTGGTTTAGGAGAAGGTTTTGATTTATTAGTTATCGATGAAGCACAAGAATATACTGATGATCAAGAATCTGCACTTAAATATGTAGTAACAGATTCTAAGAATCCTCAAACTATTTTTTGTGGAACACCTCCAACACCAGTTAGTTCAGGAACTGTATTTACAAAGTATAGAAATACAACACTAGCAAATGCAAATGTTGATTCTGGATGGGCTGAGTGGTCAGTTGATAAACAGTCAGATGTAAGAGATAGAGATTTATGGTATCAATGCAATCCTAGTTTAGGAACTGTATTTACAGAAAGATCTATTGTTGCTGAGGTTGGAGAAGATGACATTGATTTCAATATTCAAAGATTGGGTTTATGGATAAAGTATAATCAAAAATCTGCAATTAATGAAGTTGAATGGAATGAATTAAAACTTGATGTGTTGCCAAATCTAAAAGGTCAATTATTCGTTGGTATTAAATATGGTGTAGACGGAACAAACGTATGTATGTCTATTGCTGTAAAAACCAAAGATGAAAGAATTCTAATTGAATCTATAGACTGTAAAAATGTTAGACATGGAAATAGATGGATCATTGACTTTATAAAGAGTACAGATGTAAAACAAGTTATAGTTGATGGTGCAAATGGTCAATCATTGCTTCAAAAACAAATGAAGGAAGAAAAACTAAAAGTACCTATTCTACCAACTGTAAAAGAGATTATCAGTGCGAACGCTACCTTTGAACAAGGTATATTTCAACAGAAATTATGTCACATGGGGCAACCTTCATTAAATCAATCAGTTTGTAACTGCGAAAAAAGACCAATTGGATCCAATGGAGGATTTGGTTACAAATCAATAAAAGAAGAAATAGAAATTGGTTTAATGGATAGTTGTATATTGGCATATTGGGCATGTTCTTTGAGTAAGGAAAAGAAAAAACAAAAGGTTAGCTATTAAAGTATCACTGTTGTGTGATGCTTTTTTAGTTATAAATTACCGATACCACCGGGTTAAGTGGGAGAAAAGGAGTATTAAAAATGAGTGATTTTACACCAATTAATTCGCAAGAAGAATTTGATGAAGCAATTAAAGGAAGAATTGCAAGAGAAAGAGAAAACTCGGCTAAGAAATATGCAGGATATATTTCACCAGATGATTTCAACTCTAAGGTAGGAGAATATGAAAAAACAATAGGTGGTTTAAATGATGCTATTTCAAAAGCAAATGAACAAATCAAAAATCACGAAAATGAAATTGCAGATAGAGATCTAAAAATCAAGGCATACGAGTCGCACTCGGTAAAAACACGAATCGCACATGAATTTGGATTAGACTATGATGCAGTAGATTTCTTACAAGGTGATGATGAAGATTCAATTAAGAAAAGTGCAGAATCGTTAAAAAATCTTGTGGGGAAAAGACATGTAGCACCTTTGGCTAGTGGTGATGACACTGGAGATACAAAGAAAGCTGCATTAAAAAATACATTAAAAGGTTTAAAAGGAGAGTAAAACATTATGACAGTTTTATCAAAAGGAAGTTTATTTGATCCTGAATTAGTTTCAGATTTAGTTACAAAAGTTAGAGGTAAATCTTCATTGGCATTATTATCACCTCAAGTACCAGTAGGATTTAACGGAAGAAAAGAATTTGTATTCAACTTTGATGGTGATGTTGATGTTGTTGCAGAAAATGGAACAAAATCTCATGGAGGAATGTCTTTACAACCAGTAACAATCATTCCAGTAAAAGTTGAATATGGTTCTAGAGTTTCTGATGAATTTATGTATGCATCAGAAGAAGAACAATTAGATGTATTAACAGCATTTAATGATGGATTTGCTAAAAAATTAGCAGCAGGTTTAGACAAAATGGCAATGCATGGTATTAATCCTAGAACTGGTACTGCTTCAGCAGTAATTGGTACTAACCACTTTGACTCAAAAGTTACACAAACAGTAACATATGCTGCAGCTACTGCAGATGAAAAATTAGAAGATGCTATTGCATTAGTTGAAGGTTCTGATGGAGAAGTAACAGGTATGGCTATTTCACCTGCATTAAGACAAGCTTTAGCTAAAAAGACAGATTCTAATGGTAATAAAGTTTATCCAGAATTTGCGTTTGGTGGTAAACCTACTAGCTTAGGTACAAACCAATTAGATATCAACAAAACTGTTGCTGTTGGTTCTGTTGACGAAGCTATTGTTGGAGATTTTGCTAACATGTTTAAATGGGGATATGGTAAAGAAATTTCTCTTGAAGTAATCGAATATGGTGATCCAGATAACACTAACGTTGACTTAAAAGGATCTAACCAAGTATATATTCGTGCTGAAGCTTATATTGGTTGGGCAATCTTCAATCCTTCTTCTTTTGCTAGAGTTGTTGACTAGTAATGAAGTATATTAACACAACAACAGGGGCAGTCATTGAGACTGCTTCTATTATTTCTGGTGGAGACTGGAAACTTGTAGAAGAAAAGAAGAAAACTAAAAAGAAAGAAAGCTCAAAAGAAGAAAGTGAAAGTGATGAATAATGGCAAATTTTGCGACTATTCAAGATATTACAAGTTTATTTAGACCTTTAACACCTACTGAACAAGAAAAGGCTACTGCTTTATTACCTATAGTAAGTGATTCGCTAAGACAAGAAGCTAGTAAATATCATAAAGACTTAGATAAAATGATACAAGAAGGTGAACTATTATCTAATGTTGTTAAATCAGTAACTGTTGATGTTGTTGCAAGAACATTAATGACATCTACTGATAGTGAACCAATGACACAGTATTCAGAAAGTGCTCTAGGATATTCAAGTAGCGGAACATTTTTAGTTCCTGGTGGTGGATTGTTTATTAAAAATAGTGAATTGGCTAGATTAGGATTAAAGAAACAAAGATATGGAGTTATTGACATATGTTAATTAAGGGAATAGATGTTATTCTTGTTGAAACAAGTACATCATCAACCGATGAACTCGGCAATCCAATATATGTTGAAACAGAAAAAACAGTAAGCAATGTTTTAGTATACCCTTCAGGTTCAAGTGATGTGTTAGCATCGCTAGATTTGTATGGTAAGAAGGCTGTTTATAATTTAGGAATACCAAAAGGTGACACTAATGATTGGGAGAATAAAAAAGTTAAATTCTTTGGCAAAACTTGGAGAACTTTTGGATTTATGACAAAAGGTATTGATGATCTAGTTCCATTGGAATGGAATAATCAAATATCTGTTGAAAGATATGAGTAACATACGTATAGAATTAGATTATCAAGGTGTTGGAGAATTACTTAAATCTCAAGAATTATCAGATCTAATTGGTGAAATTGTAGATGATATAAAAGGTCGATGTGGTGAAGGATACGAAAGTGATATACAAGTATTATCAACACGTGTTGTTGGTTCTGTGTATACTGATACAAACGCTGCAATTAAAGATAACTTAAATAACAATACTATTTTAAGGAGTTTAGGAAATGATTGAAAAAATCGTATATGAATATCTAAAAAACAACCTGAATGTTCCATGCTATACTGAGATGCCTAAAGAAACTCCTAATGAATTTGTTCTTATTGAAAAAACTGGATCATCTAGGATGAATCATATAAATACAGCAACAATTACATTACAAAGTTATTCTACTTCTTTGTATAAAAGTGCTCTTTTAAATGAAAATGTAAAAGAGGCAATGGATAACATCATTTCTTTAAATAGTATAGGTAAATCACAATTGAATAGTGATTATAATTTTACGGATACATCAAAGAGAAGGTATCGATACCAAGCAGTTTATGACTTGGTTTTTTAATTTTTAAGGAGTTTATACATGGAAAAAGTAAATTATGGTAAGCCTAGTACAGGTGGAGCTATTAAAGTAGGACCAATTACTGCTACACTACCAACTTCTGCTTCAGCTACTGTGACAGGTTTTAAATCATTAGGTAGTATTAGTGAAGATGGATTAGTTAATAGTAATTCTCCAACTGTAGAAAACAAAAAAGCATGGGGTGGAGATGTTGTAATGACCATGCAAACAGAGAGACCAGATACTTTTACATATACATTATTAGAATCTACTAATGTTGAAGTGCTAAAAGAAGTGTTTGGAGATGACAATGTTGATGTTAATGATAGTACTGGAGAAATCACTATTAAGGCAAATGATAAAGAATTAGATGAACATGCATATGTTGTTGATATGATTTTAAAGGGTGGTACATTAAAAAGAATTGTAATTCCTAAAGGAAGAGTAACTGCAGTTGGTGATGTTACTTATAAAGACAACGATGCAATTTGTTATAATGTAACATTATCATGTGCAAAAGATGCTACTGGTAATACACATTACGAATACATTGTTTAGTAAGGTTTGAGGATTATTATGTTAGAAGGAAAAACAGAAAACGGATTTAATTTTGCATTAAATGATGATGCTATGGATGATTGGGATTTGTTGGAAAGTCTTAGAAAGATTGATCAAGGAAATGAACAATACATTATTGATGCTGCTATTCAACTTCTTGGAGAGGAACAATACAATAATCTTAAAGAGTTTCTTAGAAAAGAAAATGGTAAATTAAACGCATCTATTATGGCATCAAATATTATGTATATTATTAAAAATGCTAAATCTTTAAAAAACTTGTAGTCCTCGCACATATGTTAAATACTGATAGAGATGCACTTGAGTGTGATCTAGCAGAAACCTATCATATATATGATATGTATGAGCTACCTTTATCAAAGGTGGCTCTTTTTTCATATGGGTTGAGGAGTAATTCAAGAATAAAAATGAAATTAAATGATTCTTTAATGTCTTTTCAAGATATGCTAATAGCTTCATGTGTCGATAGATTATCCGTTTTAGCTTGGCAAAACACTGAAGATGGTAGAAAAGGTATAAATACACCTAAATCAATTTTTGATATTGTAGGGTTAAAAAAAGATAGTAAATACATGACATTTGAATCTTTAGAAGATTTTGAAAAAGAAAGAGAAAGAATACTTATGGAAAGGAGAGAACAATAATGGAATTAGCTAAAGCATATGTACAAATTATTCCTAGTGCAGAAGGCATATCAGGGTCTATTTCACAAGTTTTATCACCAGAGGCAAGTTCTGCTGGTACTGAAGCAGGAGAGTCAATTGGTACAAATCTAGTGTCAAATCTTAAAACTATTATTGCAGGTGCTGGTATAGGGATTGCTATTAAAAAAGTGTTTGATTCAATCGGATCTATCGCAGAAGCTGGTGATGAAATTGGGAAAACAGCACAGAAATTACATGTATCTACAGATGAATTTCAAGCTTTAAGCTTTGCTGCAGAACACTGTGGGTTTAGTACTGGTACTTTTAATACTGCAGTAAAAAAGCTACAGTCTAGTGGTTATAATGGATCATTAACTGACTTCCTAGACTCGTTGATGAAGATAGATGATGTTTCAAAACGAAATGCAATGGCTCATGAAGTGCTAGGTGATAAAGTTGCTAATGAAATGGCAGCATATATAAATGGATCTAAGTCTATATCTGATTATAAAGGTGACTTGGAATCGTTAGGCGGACTTATGTCTGAAGAGTCTATAAAAGCATCTGAATCATACAAAGATTCAATGTTAGATATGCAAACGGCAATGGATGGTGTAAAAACGCATATGTTAGAGACATTTATGCCATCGTGTAGTGAAGTTATGCAAGGCGTTTCTCAAATTATTACTGGTGATGCTGGTGGATTTGAAACAATTATTAGTGGAGTAGGTGAATTTGTTACAACATTTACAACAAAAATAGTTGATATGCTTAAAGGATTGATTACATCTATAACTGAAAAACTTCCAGAAATGATAAGTAGTGGTTCTGATATGTTGCAATCTATTATAACAGGTATACTTGATAAGTTACCTCAATGGATGGAAACTGCAGGGACATTACTTAATGATTTACTTAATGCAATTATGGAAGCTATGCCAGATATGATGGATAGCGGTATGGAAATTATCATGAGTATAATTGATGGTATTGTTGATAATTTACCTGAGATTATTTCTACAGGTATATCTATTATTCTTAATCTTGCATCTACTATTTTGAAAAATTTACCTCAAATACTAGAAACTGGTGTAACACTAATTGGAAAACTTGCATCAGGACTAATTAAAGCAATTCCAAAATTAGTTGGACAAATACCTGAAATAATTTCTGCTATTAAGAATAAATTCCTAGAAACAAACTGGGCACAATTGGGAAAAGATATCATTAATGGTTTGATTAACGGTATTAAAAGTATGTTAGGCTCAGTAGGTAATGCAATAAAAGATGTTGCTGGAAGTGCGTTGAAAAGCGTGAAAAGCTTTTTAGGTATTAAATCTCCATCAAGAGTATTTAGAGATCAAGTTGGTAAATTTATTCCTCTAGGTATTGCAGATGGTATTAATCAAGAAATTGATTCAGTAGATCAAGCAATGAAAAATCTATCAAATGCTTCTATTGAAGGATTCGGTGATGTAGATATTAAAACTAGTAGTGATTCTGAGTCATATTACGGTATTATGAATATTTTACAAAAAATATATGAAAAGGATGGTACGTTAGTCTTTGAAGGAAGAGAAGTTGCCAGAATGGTGAAGAAATATGCTTGATAGTGCTAAATATGTAAATTCGATTGGTAAAACAGTATATTTTGACATCAATAATGGAGAACACTTTTTTTCATCAAATGATCTAAGAGACTATTTGTGGAATTATGAAGTAATTAATAACAAAATAACAAGTTTTATAAGAGATGGAGTAAAGACAAAAACTATAGATTTGTTAGTGTGTTATCCAAAAGATGAATACATCTCTAAAAGAAATGAATTGTTTGAAACTTTTGAATATGATGTTGTAAATGGTAAAAAAGGCAAACTATATATTGGAGATTATTATATGGAGTGCTTTGTTATTGGTAGCGTTAAATCAAGCTTTCTTTATACTGAAAGATTCATTCAATTAAAGCTAAGTTTGATAACTGATGCATGTTATTGGATAAATGAATTAAAGTTTGTTAGAAGTTCTACTGATGATCCAATGATAGGTAGTTTAGATCATCCGTATGATTATTTGTTCGACTACAATATTAGAAATATCAATAGTACAAATATTTATAATGAATCGTTAGAAGAAAGTGATTTTGAGATTGTCATTCAAGGATACTGTGAGAATCCAAGTTTTACTATTGGAAACAATATTTATTCAATTAATATTACTGTTGATGATGGGGAACTGCTTGTTATAAACAGTATGAATAAGACATGTATTGTAAAATCAAATGGGATTATACGAAACGTTTATAAGTATAGGGATAGAGAAAACTATATTTTTAAGAAAATAGTATCAGGAACTAACGAATTAATATGGAACGGGAGATATCCATTTGAATTAACAGTTTACCAACGCAGGAGCGAACCGAAATGGATCTAATTTATGTAAACACTAGTAAAGATGAAAGTATTTTAACTGATTATACATTAGATATAGCGTTTGGAAATGATGAAAATGATTTTGAAATCAAATGTAACATCAATAATAATGTTCTTGATTATCAATATCTATTCTATGTTAGTGAAGAAGATAAAGAGTCTCAATATGGTGGTATTATAGATTCTATAGTAGTAAATACAAAAGATAATACTATCACATATGGAGGAAGATCTTTTCAAGGAATATTATCAAGTAAGATAATACAACCTGATAATGGTCAAGATTATTATGTTGTTAGTGGTAATGTTTGTAATGTTGCTAGATCATTAATATCAAGGGTTGGCTTAGACGATTTGTTTGTTGTTAATAATTCTAGTTCTAAATCGATTGTAAGTTATCAATTTGATAGATATATAGATTTATATACTGGAATAAAGAAAATGGCTAAAACATTAAATTTGAAGGTAAAAATGGCTTATTTTGATGGACATATTTATATTAATTTTAATGAAATAGTTGATTATTCTGATGATGAAGAGTGGGATTCTTCTCAAATGACATTAACGGTGTCTAATTCAAAAAATTATGTAAATCATCTAATATGTTTAGGTAAAGGTGAATTAAAAGATAGAGAAGTTATTCATTTATATAGGGATAACAACGATAGTATTGTTAGTACTAAGTATTATGATAAATTAGATGAAATATGTAATGTCTATGAAAATACATCTACTGATACACTTCTTGAAGATAGTACAACTCATTTCAAGGAAATAATAGAAGATATTAAAAATACATCAATTGATTTTGATGCAAAAGAATATAACTACGATATTGGTGATGTTGTAGGTGTAAGAGAAAACTTAACTAATACATTTGTTAGAAGAGAGATAGTCAAAACAATTTTGAAAATAGCAAATGGAAAAGAAACAATTACTTATTCAATAGGTTAGAAAGGAGTAAATATGTCTGACGTAAATATTGAATTGATTACTGGTAGATCAGGAACTCCACATATTGCATCTGAAGATGTAGGTTCTTTTAATGCATCAATATGGAGTAAAAACGAATTTGTTTTACCAGAAGGAAGAAAATTTGATTATGAAATAATCGACAATAATACAATTAGAATTTATGATGGTGATGGTGTTATGCAAGGTAGACACTTTAGAATTCCATCTAAATCATATAAAGATGTTACAATAGAAAATGGTACTGTATCCAAGAAACGTAATGATTTAATTGTTGCTAAATATGTAAAAAACAATGATACAGCAATTGAAACGTGTACATTACATGTTATTAAAGGAGTTGCTGGTAGCAGTGGTGTAGATCCAACATATACACACGGTGATGTTGCATATAATGGTGATTTATTAAGTGAAATGCCTCTATATAGAGTTTCTCTAGATGGAAGTAATATTACAGGAGTCACAAAGTTATTCACTACAATTTCTGAGAGTATTTATGAATCTATTGTTGGTCTAAAAAACAATAAAGATATTATAAATTCAAATATGTTACATGCATACAACTCAATTCCAAGATATAAAGATATTACAAAATATGTAAATGATGGTACAATATGGGATAGAATTGCAGGTAATAACGGTTTTAAACCATATGATGATATTTTTGTTGGAGATTATATCAAAATGTCACGTGCTATCACATGTGCAAATAGTTACGATGGTACAACAGGTTCTGATTATGTAACAGTAGCATCTTGTGGTGGTATGTATGGTAATGGAGATCAAGCATTTACAAAAAACCACATTGTAATGGTTCCAGGTAAAGGACTTGAAGGAAAATTCCATTTTGGAAGACAAGCAATGAATTCTTCGCATACAACAAGTGGAGGGTACAAAGGATCTAATATGCATAATAATGTGCTAGGTGGAGTTGCTAGTAGTGGATCAACTTCAAGCAATGCCACTATTAATCAACAATTATATGCTGAGTTTGGATCACATTTACAAACAACTAGAGAGTTATTGTCTAATGCAATGAATTCATCGTTAACAAATAGATTTGGAAACGCTGGAGGTGCTTCTAGTGGATGGGAATGGGTAAGTTGCCAAGCTGTATTGATGAGTGAAGTAGAAGTGTATGGAAGTGTTGTATGGTCAAGTAGTGCATATGATACAGGTAATGCTTGTCATCAGTTAGAATTATTTGGACTACATAAAGGTGCAGTAAATAATAGATCATGCTATTATTGGTTAAAAGATGTTGCATCGGCTTCGTATTTCTGCAGTGTTAACGACGATGGTTATGCGAACTACTATGGTGCTGGTCGTTCCTACCTTTATGTTCGCCCCCGCTT